TAATTTCTGTTCGGATTAATTATAGAATTTGCCTTGATAAATCAATCTGTTGCAGTGATTTGATAATTGAATCAAGTTCTTTCCGTACATCGCTCTCATTCATTCTCATAGCCTCCTTAAATTCCAAACCAACTAGCAACCTCATGACGCTTGAACCACAATGCCGTTAACGCGCAGCCTACTATTGCTCCTTCAATCATTGCTATTTCCTCCTAGCCATTTTCTTGGTTGACTTTATCGATTACTTCCTGCAATTTATCCATTGGAATACCGGCATACTCAGCCTTCTTAGCCAAATCGGTTATCTCGGCGCTAATCTCTTCTGCGTATTCACGTGGATAGCGTTCAATAACTAGTTGCTGCGCTGGTGTCCGATCGTTTGGATTAATCGCAATAGCGTTCTCAAACTTGGCTTCCATTGCCTCTCGTTCTTGCTGCTCTTTCTTCTGACGCATTAGGGCTGAGAACATATCACCCTTTAGACGCCTGTCATTCTGGAATGACAGCACTCCGAAATTCTCACGAGCACCAGAATAATTAAGCCAAAAATCGTTAATTACATTTGCTAACGACTTCCTTATTTGTGAATCAGTGCTTCTTGATCCACTCTTCAACCGAGACAATTGTCCGGGAGAAACATGCGTCCTATCTGCAATCTACTGCTGTGTTAGTGTTTTATTTTTGCCTAATGCCAATGACAATTGCTCTGCAAACTTGTTCTTCATACCTACACCTCTGTATTTTGGAAAGGGCTTTATATCGCCTTTCCACGTAATTCACCTATAATTTAAATTAATCGGGATGATCTAATAAGTAATCCATCATCTCAGCTGCTGGAATCTGCCAGCCGTTATGGGTATTCACATAATCAATGAAGCCACCCTGTTCAATATCCAAATCATGGCGATGCTTGGTTAAATATCGTGAGGCTCGTTCGGTTGATTTAGTTCCGTATTTATACTTGGCCAAATCTTTAAGCTTCCAAGTACGAATACCACGCTGTGCTTGCTGCCATGCTTGGAACCTCTCGTATTCTTCTTCGCTAATGAATTGGAAGCCCTTTGGAGCCTCATGCCGAATCAATATCGTATCTGACATGTTCGCACCTCCTAATATGAAACTGACATAAGTTGGCTAGCTTGCTCGTTATACTCGGCCGTTACTGCTCGAAATTCAGCATCTAGTGCTTTATCACTTAGTGCCTCAAACATTACTCTTGGTGTTTCTGGCTTAACCTTTGCTAATGCATTGATTAATGTAGTTCGTGATAGATGTGTCATTTTGCCGCCTCCCTCGATTTTGTATAACTTTTGTCAACATTAGGAATAAAAAAAATATCCGTCACTTCAACTCCCAGCTTGTCAGCAATCTTTTTTGCTGTCCTTTTACCAACTGGTTTCTTCCCATTGATAATTGAAGACATATAACTAGGGCCAATGTTAACACGGCTTGACAATGATTTCTGAGTATATCCATGCCATGCCAATAAAACATCGATTTTCTTTTTGCCAACTACATATAGCTGAACCATCCGATTACCTCCTTTCTTAACTTACATTTATATAATACCATTCGTAAAACTTTTGTCAACGATTTTTATATAAAAGTTTTACAAATCATTTAATTATTTTTGACTTTTGTTATACTAAAATCATTAGGAGGACTGATATGAATGGATTCAATAACACCGGAAGAGTTCGGAAACTCATTGAAAGAGATTCGTCTGCGGAAACATTTTTCATTGCGACAAGTCTCACAACAATCTAAAACCGATAGTAAACCTGCAATTTCACCATCTTATTGGTCACTTGTTGAACGTGGAGAAAGGAACATACCTAAAGTAGATACTTTGGATCGCATGGCTAAAGGGCTGAGAATTACGCGAGAAGAAATTCTTAATCTTGCTGGCCTATCTTCTGCAAACAACAGCATAAATAGTGAATCCTCTGATAATAAAAAACATTACTACGATCTAACGGAAAAAGACGAAAAAAGTATCGATAAGGAACTTGAAGATATGATGAACGGGCTCGACTCCAAACATTCTTTATCATTTTTCCAAAATGGACAAGAGCTATCTGATCAGGACAAAGAACTGCTCAAAGCGTCCATGCGTCAAACATTAGAATTATCCAAACAATTAGCAAAAAGGAAGTTCACTCCCAAAAAGTATCGTAATGGAGAGGAATAATAGGAGCTGGTTATATGGAACGGTGGATTGAAGAAGATATTGACCACTTAACCAACAAGTTTGGGATTCAAAGTGCTTTTGATTTGGCGCGTGACTTGGGTATTAACGTGCAATTCAATAACCTTGGCAACAATATTTACGGCTACAATAACAATTCACATCGAATCCCAATGATTGTCATTAACAACACAATTGATGAACGAACTCAAGATGGTGTTTGCTATCATGAAATTTTTCATATACGACATCACAAGGGATTTAATACGCAGTTTTTTGCGGTAAATACGACAAGCTTTCTATCCGATGACAACGAAACAGAGGCTAATAAGTTTATGCTGGCCATGTTGAAAGAGGAATATGGTTGGAGCAAGCAAGAAGATGTATTAGACTTCTTAGATTTTTTCAAGCTACCGCATGAACTGGCTTCGCTGATCTAAAAGCGCTGACCAGATAGGAAGTCATTAAAAGCTAGGGGGTTAGAATTTAATTATCATGGGGATTTCTATTTGGAAAAATATTAATTTGGAGAAGTTTCAATTGAAAAAAATTTTAACACTAAATATTGCGGTACTAACTGTCCTAACTTTAACTGCTTGCGGAAGTAACCATAATAGCACTTCCAATAACCAGCCAAGTAGTTCCACTATTACAAAGAAAAATATGAGCGATGAACAAGCCAAATTGGAATATACAAAATCTGCAGAACAATTGGCCCCTGTATTTCAATCTATTACAGATAGTAATTTAACATTAAATGATAATGTTAGATTAACTGCTAGAAATGCTGATAAGCAGATTACAATCTACAATAATAAATTAGTTAAATATAAACAAAATGCCAATTATAAAGTTATCAAAAATTTCAATGATTCAATAGCTACCTACTTAGGTGATATAGAAGGAAAAACTGTTTCGAGTTCGTACAACACAGATATCAAAAAAGTTAGCAATACTAATAAAGCTGCTTATTCTAAACTTGGGATAGCCTACAACAAAAAATTGTCTGAGGCAGGGAATGCAATGAACGCTAAAATATCACAATTACCCGGCGTTTCTGGCAAAACAATACGTACTACCAATTATACAATCACAATTACTTCGACAGAAACCACACCGCATTTTGAGAGTGGTACTGACTTGATTGTCTACTATACATTCAAAAATACTTCAAAAGACCAGAATATAGAACCATACATGTCCCTACTGGATGCCACTAACTTCACACAAGAGAACGATACTTCAATTAATGATTTAATCTCTGGTAATCCAGATAAAGACTCAGATGAATGGACTACCTTAGAGCATGTATCTCTTCAAAAAGTTAAACCCGGTGCAGAAGTAAAGTGCATGAGTAGTTATGAGCTAGATAACACTGACTATCCTGTCAAAGTAAAAGCTGTCGATCCCGATAACGACGATGCAAAATTAGGCACAATTACTTTAGATTTACCAAATAACTAGCCCTTCTTAATTGCTACCGAATGGAACGCGGATAATCTGAACGCTAAGTACAATCAGTAACCCGAGTGACCAGATAGGATGTCATTAAAAGCTAGGAGTTGGGACTACTTATAATTCGGGGAATTATTGTTATTGGGGAATAACATATTTTGGAGGGATTACTTTGGATATATTTTTTACATTTATGTTTCTTGTATCTTTAATTGCGTTAGCTTACTTTTCAATTCGTGGGGGAATTCATCATTTCACAAAAACAGGTGTTAATCGTCCATACAAAAAATACACCTTAATCTCAGTAGGACTAACAATCCTATTCTTAGCATTAACGGTTTGGGCCGCCCCTTCTGGCACAGCAAGATCGAGTGCATCACAGTCAGATACAGCCTCAAGTAGCAAAGCAAAGAAAAGTTCAGCAAAAGATGCATCGAAAAGAAAGGCTAGTATCAGTAAAGCTAACTCTATTAAGGAGAAGGAGTCATCTGAAAGTGCCCTATCGAGTAGCAAAGAAGAATCTGAAAGTATTGCTGCCTCCAAGTCGGAATCCAAAGAAGATTCAGAGAGTATAGCTAGTTCTGAATCTGAATCGAGCAAAAAGCAGTCTGAGGCAGAAAGCTCTTCAATAGCTAAAGCCAGTTCAGAATCATTAGTTGCTAGCTCGTCATCAGCTAAAAAAGCGAGCGAAACAAGTAAAACAGACAATGCTTCCTATACACAAAATGGTGGTTGGACTACTGCTGCTTCTGGTATGGTTTTTGTATCAGACTCCAATAAGTACTACACCAGCGTTAAAAATCCAGGTAATTACCAATATATGACCCAGAGTGCTGCTGATAATTCTGGTGCCAAGCCAGCACCACGGGGCAATCAATACGCAAGACCATAACAGGTCCAAGCCCTCATCGGGGCTTTCACGCGAGCGTAGTTCAACGGTAGAACGGTGCTCCTTTGAATTGCTAACTAGATACTAACAGATGCAGGTTCGACTCCTGCCGCTCGCATTGTAACAAATAACCCATACTACCGCTTACTTTAGTACCTACATCACGTGGGCGTAATTCAATGGTAGAATAACGATTTCAGCCCTTCTCTCTCGTTTGAAATTGTTATGTAGGTTCAATCCCTGCCACCCACTTTTAAAAGAAAGAAGGTAAGATTATGGATAAAGATATGTCGAAATACGAACTCATAGATAACATTACTAATGACTTAACCTCTTTTATTAATCTGTATGCTTTCGTTTATCTTACAAAAGATAGCTACTCAAGGAAAGAATGTGGCCGCATAATCCAAGGAATGGAAAAAGATATGGTTGATCGTCTTAAGCAAAAATAATTGTAGGTACATTCTAATTAACTGTTGAGCCGACCAAAACCCATTGTTGGCTCTTATGCGAGTGTAGTTTAGTGGTAAAACGACAGCCTTCCAAGCTGTAGTCGCGGGTTCGATTCCCGTCACTCGCTTTGTAAAATAGTAATTACAAAATTCTTTAGGAGACTCAGTATGGACAATGAAAAATACCAAAAATTACATAGTTATCCCAAAGTTGTAAATCGCAAAAAGATTGACTGTGCTCCACAGGGGGACCAAAAAGTTATCAAAGGACATGCCGTTTTCAATCCTAGTGAAGAATTTACTGTCATACAAGCTAGAAAAGGGCACGCACGTAAAAATGAGTTGTCATACGTGTTGATGCACAAAACTGGTATAATGCTTCGAATCGACCTAATTGGTGCAACCCACCATGGAACTCCCACCCCACATGTTCATATCTTTGATGACGATCACAATGAAGGGCTGGACGTAGTCCCCCTTGCAGATATTGCAAACTACGATTCAACGTTCGAAATTGTAACCTCACTAGCAGCTTTTTTAAGGTATAATAATTTTGATCTTGCAGGTTTGACAATGTCACTATCGACTGTATAATTTTGTAAACATATTTAAGTTGGAGGTGAAGTTACATGGATACCGAAAGATTGCTTGATAATTATACAAATTGGCTTCGTAAACAATATACTATTAAAAAAATAGATGAATATGATGAAATTACTACCCCTTTTGAAAATATGATTGGTGATAATATGAGAATCTATGTAACCTCCCTATCTAATAATCGTATTCGAATAAGTGACGATGGCACAATCTTAGAAGATTTGTATTTATACGGAATAGATACTCAATCGCCTGCTCGAAAAAAAATAATTGCCAGAATCAGAAAACGTTACGGCATTGATCAAATTGATGACGTTTTATGTATTTCTGGTTCAGCCAATAATTTTCCTGCAATGAAGCAAAATTTAATCTCCGCAATGATACAAATAAATGACCTTGCCAGCACTAAAAAAGCAAACGTTGAAAGCCTATTTTACGAAGAAGTATATTCTTACCTACAAGAAAATGACTTTGGTGGTTTACCTAGGTATTCAATTGAGGGTAAAAGTGGTGTGCCTTACACTATTGATTACACGATTCCAGAAAAAAATAATCGGCCGTCCCGAATGATTGATTTTCAGCAAAGAATAAATTTAAATGTAATTATGATTGGTGCGTATAAGTTTTTAGATATACGTACCAGTAATGCTCACCAAATGAGGCGCTCACCTAACTACTCCATCATCTTCAATGGCGATACAAGCCACGTTTCAGATAAGACCAAGAAGATTGCAGATGATGCTGATATTGCCTTAATTCCTTGGAATGATAAAGAAAAAATACTTCAATTGCGTTAACTCATATTCAAAATATATACCCCTTATTGGGGTATATATTTTAAGTTAAAAAGAACGTACGTTTGGCAATAATAACCTATTGTTATTTCCAGTTGGGAGGAATAAAACATGTCAGTAACCAAACTTAATAATGGTAAATGGCAAGCCCGTGTCTCTTATAAAGATGATGACGGTAACTATAAGTCAGTTACTCATTTAGAAAAGCGCAAAACTGACGCCGTTGAGTGGGAAACTAAAACTAAAAATGCTCTGCTGGAAGGTGCTGACTTATCACGTAGCACCGAGAGTCTAAAGCACTACTTTCTTGATTGGATCAGAATATATAAAACTGACGGCGTATCGCGTCATACTCACGAGCTATATATGGGCAACTGGCGTCACGTCTCTGCATATTTTAAGGATCAACCTATGAGCGCAATTAAACGGCCGGATTATCAGAAATTCCTGAATGAATTTGGTCGCAGTCATGGAATTGCCACATCTCACAAACTTCATCAACAAGTACACACCGCAATCAAGGACGCTGTAGCCGATGGTATTCTAAAACGTGACTTTGCTTACAAGGCACACGTCACTGGACGCCCTCCTAAGCCCGTAGAGGAAAAGTATTTGACGTTGTCCGATTATAAGAAGCTGCGTAAATACCTCATTAAAACGGCTGATTATGACCACATGACTATGCTGATGATGCTGTTTCAATTAGAAACTGGAACCAGGTTCGAGGAAGCTGCTGGTCTGACGTGGGATAATTTGGATTTGAATAATGGAATAGTTCACATTAAACAGCAGTGGGACGCCCGTAGACATACTTTTCGTCCAACTAAGGGAAATGGACAGGCCGATGGAGATATAACCATAGGACCCGCCTACTGCCGTTTTATGAGGGCCTATCGCATCACACAGAAAGATTATTTAGAACTACACGAAATGAAGAATCCTAAGAACCTCGTATTTTGGTCTAAACTAGGAAAAATCGTGGGCAATGGGAATGCAAACGAAGAGCTAGGACGTATTTGTAACCGTCTAAAGATCAACAAAGTTACAACACACGCCATGAGGCACACACACGCTTCGATTCTTATCTTAAATCATGAGTCCCTTCCCTATGTTCAACATCGCCTTCGACATCAAAAACTAGAAACGACCGTTAACACCTACGTCCATCTTATTGAAGAAGAAAACGGCGTGTCAGATAAGAAGGCTACCGAGCTAATGGACGAAGGATTTTAAAAAATGATAATTTTATGATTGCTGTAGTCCTTGTGCCGCAAGGGATTACAAAATCATTTGTTAATTTTTCTTCCAAAAACTGCTATATTTTGGCTAGTTTTTTCGTTTTTGGAAGAATCGTGGAAAAACATATCGTGTTTGAGCGGTTTTCGAGTGTAAAACAAAAGCACCAAAACGCCTTTATATCAGCGTTTTGGTGCTTTGTCGTTTCTCTATATTTGTCGACTTATCACCCGCACGGGGATCGAACCCGTAACTCCGCCTTGAGAGGGCGACGTCTTAACCAATTTGACCAGCGGGCACAAATTCATTTATTATCTTACCGAATGATAAGCGGCTTGTCAAATATAATTAAGATTTTTGCCACCTAAAAATCGTCACAACAACTAAACCAACAAATAAGAGCAAACAGTAGGCCACACTACACCAAAAAACGAAAGTCAATAATTGCGGTAACAAAAAGCTGCGCATAACTGCTAATCCGATGGCCGTGACCGCCCATACGATCAATTGTTGTCGCAGATGATCGAATAAATGATCTAATTCTGACTTCGACATACACTCACCTTCCATTCAACTAGTTTAGCCACCAACTGATACGATATTCAAGCAAAAATGCAAAAAATAGACACAAAGTTTCAGCAAAGTCTTGACAGTATTTGCTGGAAAAGTTACTATTAAATAGTTGTTATTGGGTATTCGCCAAATTGGTAAGGCAGCGGACTCTGAATCCGTAATTTACTGGTTCGAGCCCAGTATACCCAATATTCGTTATCAGCTGTTATCATTGGTTGTCAAAAACACCGTGATTACAGCTTTTTTATTACTCTAGTTTGTCATTGGCTGTCATCTCTTTTCACTAAAAGTCAGCCAAAAGGACAGCCAAAAGGACAGCCAAAAATATAACAAAAAAGCCACTGTTTCCAGTGACTTAATACTTGCGCGGGGCAGTGACTGTTAGCCAACTTTGGTTAACAGTTTTTTTATTGTTAAGCCATTAGTCTAACGCTTATTATCAAGGCAATGACTGCGATAGTAATGTGTATCACAAAAATAACCTTTCTTATAGTTTTAGGTTCATGATAATCAGACGGCCAATGCAAAAAATCAAGCACTGACAAAACCATAAAATTAAACGTTAATAATTTTATTCCAAAAACAGGTACCGGCGTAGATAAACATAAAACTATGGGGCCATCTTGAAATATGCTAGAAACTATCAAATAAGCCGGAACAATTAACAATGTAATATTTAAAGTAACTTCAATCAACCATTTTTTTATAAAAGAACTCATTTACAAGGACACTCCAGCAAATATTTAACTGCACATTATTAATTATACAATAAAATTGTTGAAGTTTGGCTATAGTAGGCATTCAAACCGTTAGATCACTGTAAAATTTTGCAAAAGCGTGTAATGCTTCATTCTTCATATAATTAAACTTGCTGACACTAACCGATAATCGCTGGCAAGCTTCACTGCGAGTGAAACGTTTCGCAATAATGTAATCATGTAAGATAAATTGATATTGCGGGTCATCAATTGCATTTAGGGCGTCTTCGACTTCTTTTAACTGGTAAGCCAAATCAACATGGTTTATCAGACAGGTTTCAGTGCCGTTTCGGCTGCTATGGCTTGATACTCCATCGAACGAGGGACTAGAAACTTGATTAAAAGCCGTCAAATCACGTTTTAGTTTGGCATATTGCTTTAATAAATTACAAATCTTCTTAACATCTTGGCGCATTGGAATCACACTTTCTGACTGATCCCAGATATATGTATTAAAAAACGGGGCTATTACACCCCGTCTTGGCTAATATCAATACTATTAATACTTGGATAATTATATTATAGCACTTAAAACAAATATTTTCACCTATAATTGTTTTAAATGAAGCATATTCACTTTAAAGCTTACCCGGTTACTAAACCGCGCAATTGTTGAATCATGCTGACAACTTGATACGGTGTCTTTGTCATATCGGTTACCCGGTTTTGATACCAGAATTGCGTCAGCAAGGACACGGCAAAATCGTACTGTTTGTAGACAGTCAAATCTTCATTCTTGCTAACAGCTGTCTGTACGTAGTCCTTGGCGGCGTCTAAATAGCTTTGGATCATTGGATCATCTTCGGTCACATCAATTCGCAGGCTTAGTTTAATATCATCAACGGTTACAGCCATGTAATCACTCCTTTATTTTAGTTTTAATTTATGTATAGGGGGTGCCAAATCGCCACCCCCTTGTATAACCGTCCCCAAAAGTGGGTACGTACCACGGTGGCTCCCCCTTATATAACCGTGCCCAAAAGTGGGTACGATTATTTACCAGGCGTGATTTTTAACGCCACGTTGATTGCAGCGGTCTTATCAATCACTTTATAATCGTTCCGCACAATGACGGAAAGCCCTTGGCTAAACTGGTCGAACTTGTCCCATTGGGCGGTTACTTGGTTACGCCGGAAAACCGCCACCGCTTGTGATAAGTCCCCCACAATCATTGGGGACGTCCCGTCAACGTTGTTGGCCATTAACTTGTCACTAATCATGACGACTGGCGCCCCTAACAAGGTGAAGCCACTGGGTGCCGTTGGGTTCGGTTGTAACAGGTAACGGCCATCGGAATCTTTCAAGGTATCAAGGTAGTTGAACCCGGACTGGTTCACTAACCACATTTTGCTCAAAGCAGGATCTAACGTCACATTGAAAACCTTTTTAAGATCATCAATATTGGCGGCCGTTGCTTTGGTGAAACTGGTTCCCGTTAACAAACTCATAATCTGCGTGTTGTCCGTGTTATCAACCAATTGTTGTAATTGGTTTTTAACTTCGCCGACAATATCAACTTCGGCGTCTTCCACCACTTCATTAGATAAGGCAATCTTACCCGCCCGGGTCTTCACATCAAATGGCACTTCCGTAAACATGTTCGCGTTAACGTCGGCAATGTCCGCTAGTTCTTCCTTAGTAGCCAATACTGCAGATTGTCGGCTAGTGGCAATTGGATAAGTCCCGGAACCACTAGAAACCTGTTTAACTGTTGCATATTGGGCAAGATTGTAATTGGATTGCTTTAATTGGAAAACGGGGGTAATCAGTTCCTTAGGAATAACCGCGCTGACCCCGTCAGTCTTTAAACCGTCCCGTGTTTCCCCGTGTGTCCGTACATATTGTTCAAATGCCGGAACACCGGTTTTGCTTTCATTGCCATTAGGATCAATAATTGTTTGTTTTGTCATGTCGTCAGACTCCTTTGCTTGATTGATAAATTTTTCGTAACCACGACTTTCAATTTGAATCACTTGCTGAACACTCGACTGCCCATAACTTGGAATGGCCGTAGTCGTTAATTCGTATAAGTCTTTGATATGATTAACCGTCCGGGTCACTTGACCACTCGCAGTATCTTGCGTCCAAGTATCATCGCCATTGTCTAAATCAAAGGTAAACGAGCACCCACCGATTACCCCATTTTTAATATTGTTATACGTATCCATCGCATAACTAACGCTAGGGTCTAGCTCCGCCGTAAACTTTAAACCCGTATCATCAACGCTCGTGGTGAGGGTCCCGTTGTCGGCCCGGGCTAACGGTTGCGCCCAATTATGACTATTCAATAGGACTAATTTTGACAAATCCAAGCCATCAAGGGCGGCGGGATCAATCATTTCAACAAATTCAGTGCCATCATTCGTACTCATTTTCAATGAGGGACTATTGAACACTACGGCATAACCAGAAATAACCGGCTTGCCATCAACTTGTTGGGCTTGCGCGGCTGGTTCACCGGGATTGGACTGATCCTGATTTTCGGGTTTGGTTGGAACGGCGTCACGTTTTTCGGCTTTCAGTTCGGCCGCTAAGGTAAATCGTTGCTTATTCTTCACTCGTATTCACTCCATTCTTTTGTAAGTTTAAGAAAATATTGCCATCGTCAGTTGGTGGCAAGCCAATCTTGGCCCGAGCTTCGTTACGGCTCATAACGCCGCCAGTGAAACCAGCCACCGCTTGGGCTTGTTGCGTTTGCGGATCAAGGCTCAATAGTTTGTCCGTATTAAACGTAAAGTCATGACCAAACTTGAACGACAGCTCGCTGGTAAAGCTATCAAAGTAATGTTGCAACGTCCCTTGTAGATACTGCACGCCACTTTGTTCTTGATTAGAATGATCGTTTTCAACCCCTAAGCGCTCCGGTGGTAAGCCAAAAGCCTTAGCAATTTGTCGGGTCGTCCAGTCATTAGAATTGACCAGCTTTAATACATCGGTATTTAAGGATAAGTTGCTAATGTCCATCGTATCGTCAGTCACAATTGTGTTGACCGCATTGTCACCCGTATTGGCTTCATCAAACTGTTTACGAATATTGTCCTTAGCTTCCGGCCCTAAATCAGATTGATGGACTTTAATAATCGTGGTGCCGTGCACACCAGCAGTAAAAAAGCCGGTTAGCAATTTATTGCCGGCCGACTGAATCTGGCGTTCATCTTTGAGGGCATATAGGGGACTAATTCCCGATACACCGTCTTTGGTGAAATATTTAAAATGTAAAATGTTGTTAGGCGCGATCTGACGACTGTTACCGCCAATCGGGGTATAGGTGTAGGTCAACGCCCCACTGACGTCATCTTGTTCAACCGTCAATTGGTTATTGGCAATCAATTTCAATGTATGATTAGGCAAAATTTCAGCAAAACTATTGCCATTGAGTAACAGGTTAGCCGCTAACGCATATTTAAAATGGTACCCGTCCATCTGACTATTGGGGGTCTGATTAATCATCGTGTTAAAGATTGCTGTATCACACATAATTGGATTGCTGGCAATATCGCTCGCAATAATATTAATCGCCGCGTAAATGTCACTATTACGCAACACCGCCGCACTCACAAACGTATAAGGGTCATTACTTGATAAACTAACCAAGGCGTCAGCTACCGGATCATGCGTGCCGCTGGTGGTACTGCTTTTAACGAAGAAACTCATTTAATCACCTCTTTGCTTTTCATAATTAATTAGCAAGGCCAGCAGAATCATTGCCATACCAGCCAATATTAACCCCACTTGCCAACTGATCCAGCAGCCAAAACCAATTACTAAGCAGATTAAGCCAATCACTAACAAGATCGTTTGTACATAATCAGAACAGATCTGCCGCAGTCGCTGTTTTGTAGTAATCTTCTGCATGTTGTTGATCCTCACTTTCTTGGTAATAGTCCATACCCGCTACAAACGCGTTAATCAACGCCGCAATCGGGTCAATCCGGTTACTATTGCGGGCTTTATCTAGTTGCCAACCATTGTTTAGCACTTTCAAGATGGCGTTATTGACCGCATAAGCGAGAATCTTGTTACCGTTATGTTTAATCTTGTCATCGTAAAGCTGATCACGAAAATTGCGGGTTGGAATATTCAAAGTCTTGGTGCCTTGTCGCACTTCAAACAGTGGGTAGCTTAATTTCTCGAATTTTGTAATTAACGTTTGCGCGTTATACGGGTCATACGCGACGGCTTTCACTTTCCAGTTGTATTTTCCGACTAGTTTTTGTACAAAATCAAATAGCTCGTCATAATCAATAATGCCACTATCTAATCGAGTAATACTACACTCACCCGCCCGCTCCATTGACTGGTAATCAATCCCATCACGTTTAATCTTAGAATCAAGGCCGTACTTAGTGCCCACAAACGAATGACTATCACAATAAAACTGACCATTGCCAATTGGTATCAACCAACTAACCGCGGTCAAGTCATTACTTTTTGATAAATCAATGCCAATATAGGCGTCACGATTATGTAAGTCGGGCACCTTTGCCAATTTACCAGCGGCCCAATCGTCTGCTGAAATATAACTGTCCTCGCTGGCTTGCAACCACATGTTGAAGTTCTTAACCAGTATTGGAATGAGATTATTTTGTTTAATGGCAAGATCTACGTCGGCTTGAATCTTTTCCGTCATGCGTTGTTTGACGTGTGGTTCACTGAACAACGGGTTGGCCTTGATCCAATTGGCTTGATCGTAAACTTCTTCGCGGTCGTCCAGTTCCCATATTGCCACAAAATAACGGTCAGCTTCGGTTTTCCCCTTTAAAACGTCCGTCAGCATGTCATATTCGGCGTGCATTGGAACGTTAAGGTTAAGGCCCGAGGTGGAAATCACCGCCAGCAGTGAGTTATCTTCCTGTGCTTGACCAGACTTTAAAACGTTGTACACTTTGCGGTCTTTGGCTTCGTGCCATTCATCTAAAATAACGGTAGTGCCGGCATAACCATCAAGCGTACTGGTATCACTGGCAAGGGCCAAGGCTTGCGAATCAGTTTCTAAGTCAGTAATGGCTTGCTTCTGTACCTTAATCCGTTGCCGCATGTACTTCGATTGCTTACGGACTTGCCGTAACCCACTTGAAAGCATGTCGTAGCCCAATTTAGCTTGTTTAAGGGCGTTGCTGACGAATAATACTTGTCGGTTGCGGGCGGGCTGACGTTCTCTTAAAAGGCCATTAGCGGCCATTCCAGAAGCCAGATAGGTTTTACCGTTCTTACGGCCCATGCTAATAAACGCCCGATCATAGCGGCGGTTACCAGTAGTTTTTTCACGCCAGCCATACAGCTCGCTAATAATCCATTTTTGAAATGGTTGCATGGTTAGTTGGCTACCGTCAGTCTTAGGCATTAATTCGATAAATTTGACCGCCTGTGCCGCTTCGTCTTCGTCATAGTAGAATGGGAAGCTGTCGTCTTTAGAACGGCTTAAATCGCGTTTAAATCGCTCACACGCCCATTTAATCTTTTGACCAGCCAACACTTGGCCCGATAAAACTTGGTCAACATATTCAATCATGACAACATCGCCTCGAAAGTATCTTCGGGCGTTTCATCTTTTTGCTTGTTTAATTCCATGCGGGCCCGGCTTGATAGCGACATGCCTAAATCATTGGCTAAGGCTTTTAAATCTTTCATTGCTTGTGACTGCAAGGCCACGTACGGGTTGGGCTTACGGGCGCCAGTCTCTTGATTAGTTTGTACCAGTCCGTTCTTACGAATATCATTCTCACAAGTCTGTACCGTTGCATAAGCACGGCAATAACTGGCTAACATCGCCCGGTCAAGTTCACTAATTGGAGTATTGGCCTTTAAATAAGGCGCTACCCGTTGCCATTCATTCAAGGCCCGATCATGTAACCAATCTGGCGGGGTTAAATCAAGCACCGGATAATCAAATAACGCTTTTTCAGCGTCCTTGCGTTGATCACGCTCATCATTGGTTAAATGTTTCTTCATACTGGCTAAGGCTTTTACTTTTTGGCTCATTCGGAGCACTCCTTTCATTTAAATTTACGTACCAAAAAGCCCCCACGAGTTATACCCATAGCGGCTAATTGATACATATATCTAGAATTCATTTATTATACCTATATTATCGCACATATCTCTAAAAAGTGCAAATAATAACATGTATATATTGACACATTACCCCCTGACTGTTTATTTGTTTAAATTTCGCATTATTAGTAGGGATATTTCACAATCCAGCAAAATCAGCAAAAAATCAAAGTTCAAAAGGGACTTTTATAAACACAAAAGTATGCTGTCCGCTCCTTCCGTGTCGACCATAGCCCCCCATATCAACGTTTCTGGGCTGTCATGCTATTTTGAATTAGTCTCGTGGCTCAAAATTGAGCCGCCAACTTGGATTGCTTACTCGGCCAAAAAATCGGCGCAGTCCATTGCCAATTTTGGCAACTTAGACGCAAAATGCGGGTTGGTTAACTCGGCTGAAAGTTCAGCGCAGTATTGCGCAGATCTACTACTGTGGAAATACCTTTCAATATGAATCTTGAATTGTAGGTATGAAATTGAAACTCACAAATTGTTTTCTCGCTTTCACGTGATATAATTAATTTTGTGGGAATCAATTGTAGCGGCGCCAGCACTGGCGGCGTTTTTTTTATGTTATACTTGCAACGGTCATTCGAGTGGTCCCGTGACTAGTCGCCCTAGTAGGCGGCTTTTTGTTTACCTATCTAAGTTAAGCTTAGGTAGCACAAGCAACCTGTCACGTCATCTTAGCGGGTCAGCTAGTGCACCAAGTTAGTGCGTCGGGGTCGTAACTTGCGACCGCAGATACTAAAAAGCGCCGCACCTTTCAGCACGACACTCATTGGTTATTTAGTTGGTTGTTCCCGTTGTTCTCTAGCCAGTCTAGTCTTCCGGTTATGATGTCGGTAACACAGTGGTTGTAGGTTACTTTCATCTAAGCGACGTGACCAATCATCTTTGATTTCGATAACGTGATCGACCACATCGGCTTTACGGATCACCCCGTCTTGGTAACATTGCACGCATACCGGATTGCTTTCAAGGAACCGCCGTGACAACTTGCGCCATGCTGACGACTTGTAAAACTGTTGATACTTGCTCTCGTCTGAATCGTACATGCGTTTGTGATACCGCCACTTGTTAGTGGCCTTGTGGTGCTTCTCACAGTAGCGTGTGTCATAGGCAACCAACGTCCGACAACCCGGGTGCTCACATTGCTTCATTGGCTTAGCCATGTCCGTTGACCTTAGTTAGTGTTACAACATCATAGGCGTTCAGTTCACTATCAGAACTAACGCCAGCAACCTTATACGTAACCCCATCTAGTATTGCTTCCAAGGCTGTCGTGATTCGATCGTCATGGCGTACCACAATTAGCTGGTTAGTTGTCGCAGTCGTACCAGCAAGGCTAATAGTGTTACTGATGGTCAACGTATACTCACCACACCAGACAGTGAACAGTGGCACGAATTGTTGCTTGGTTGTGCCGTTTATTGGGTTCTGAACAGACTTGACGGTGCCAAACTGTACCCGCTCATTTAGGCGGCTTAGATTATAGTTCTTCATCGTCATCACCAGTCCTATAAACCAATGCTTCGCAATAAATCACTTTTGAATCGCTCACCTTAATAAAATCAAATTCTACATCTAACAGTTCGTCATCAATATCTTGTGCTTTGTCGACTTCCGAAACTTGCGCAAATAACTCCTCCATATTGTCAGCATGTACCATCTTAATTTTCATTAGTTAGTCTCCTTTTCTAAATCAAACACCACCGGTTGCCAATGCAATCTTTTATATGGACGTTTGCTTTCAACCAGTGGCATATTTAAGTACCCACCGTCAACCATGTACGTCAGAATCGAAGTAGCGTGCATTTTCACTTCTGGCCGTTTTACTACTGATACAATTGCTTCTGTGGCTTCTCGCTTCCAAAGGGCCCAGAATACTACACCTTTGCGGTCAGCAGATCGGACATCTTTATCGCCATGATAGTCATAGCCTATACTTTCAAAAAGATGTTCGATTTCTAAAAAACTAGTTTCATTATGGCTTGCAATATACTCATAAATTGCTTGTTCAATCTTTTCAGTAGTCATACTATGATTTCCTTTCACAATTAACGGACGCGCTGGGATTCTGTCTCTACCATGTCTACCCCTGATTATCAAAATGCCGCTATGTTAACGTTCTTTGGGGTAGACATCAAATCGAGTATCTCTACCCCATGCGTCAAATCCGTGCTATATCAGCATTTATCAGGGGTAGACATTGGTTTTTGTATCTCTACCCCATTGAAACATTGATATAGCAACGCTTTTAGCCATGGGGTAGACGTTCTGCATTCTATCTCTACCCCATTAAGATACTGCTGTATCAATGTTTTGGTTCGCGGGGGTAGATATGGTAGACATAGAATTGCCCCCCGTCCGGTGTTTAAAAGTAACATACATATTACCCTTTGATTTTGTTTCCTCATATTCGATCCCAACCTGTTTTAAGATTGGCTGATCACGTCGTAAACGTTCCGCCACTTTGTTAGTTTTAGGAATGGCACCATGATTTTCGTATGGATCATATGAATCTAATTTTTTCAACTCGGAAACCAATTCTGACTTTTTACCACGCCATTGTTTCTTACCATCCAAAAGTTCTAATATGCCACTTACAAACGGATTAGTGTCAGCCGAATTGATTGCCGCTTGATGACGGTTCTTAACGTAAATATCCCCAAAGTATCTTGGTGTTGCGCCTAACTCTCTGTGTGCATTCTCAACAAATCGGCACCAATCAACCATGCGGCCACCTGTAAAATTTGATTGACCCGCATATTTCAAACTATCAACGACTGCATTCAATAAGGCACCTAAAATCAAGCTATGGTTTTCCGTAAACCACCGATAGATTTCTTCTTCCGTTCGCCGTTTTTTTGGTGCTTCTATTTCTAGAATAATTGACCGGTCTAATAAATCTTGCCGCTTAGCTAAATCGTCAATGCCATTGATAATGATTGAACGACCTAACTTAACCAATACCTCGTCACTATCAGTGTATAAAGCACGTTTACTGTAACTTTGATTAGTCGCCATCGTACATAACATATCACTGATTTCTGCAGTGATTGTTCCCGCTGAAAAATTATCATAAACTAAAGTATGTTGGTGGATCGCGTCAATTGCTAAACTATCAACTGTCAATTTGGGACGTGAGATTGAGTGTTTTTGCTTTGCAGGATCAACAACCCCACGAATTAAACGACTAGCCGTAGTCTTACCAGCACCAGCAATACCTTGAATAACTAATATTGGTCGTGAACTATTGACTAAGAAACTACCCATTAGCCAACCAGTTATCAAGTCCAAACTGTTATCACTCTTAAAATTGAGATATGATCCAAGTTCTAACAAATTTTGATTGCCACCGTGATGATTAGGAATTGGTAACGCCGCCATATCATTAGTACGGTAAAACCAAACTGGGCTATCTTTAGTAATTTGCCAGCCATCTTTAGTAACCTCAACCACTTGCCATTGGTCATTGCATAGATCTAAATAATATTTACCTTGATTGATACCAACCCGCATAACAACATTCTGTTGTTGACCATGAACCCGCGAATACGTTGCCAAGTATTCATTAACTGAATCATAGGTTAACTTTGGTAACACATTCTGGGTCTTTTCATCATATAACTGGAATAAATAGTCATGAAATTGTAACGAATCAAGCGCATATACTTCATGATGATCCTTAATTGAAACCCGGGCAAACGCCCTAAACTCTTCGTTGTAACCAAACTCAATTGGTTGCTCGAAAACTAAATTTTTCAGCTCCGTTGCGGTGCTCTTTTTGGTGTCATTTTCGTTATTTAAAGCCTTCTCGGCCTGTTTCGCCAGTTGCTTATCTTCTTCCGGTAGCTCTTTAGGCTTTCCCACTAATGACGCCCCCTCTGACTTGCACGTTTTAGAATTGAATGAAAGATAGTATTTACTTCCCTATCAGGTAGTGCAGGATCCACGAACGAATCATTGATCACTGACAGCATGTTATAGACTGTCTTGGGAGCAGCACCGACGCCAAACATGCGACCAGCAATTTTAGTTAACCAGGCATTGCGATTGCCCTGGGTTGTCCCGGTTACCATTTCATCTAACAAGCGACCGGTATACTTCTTTTGGCGTGTGGTATAGGCGTGTTCTGACGTCCAGTTCACTTTTTGGCCCGCCAACTTATCGACTAACCATTGAGGAGCCGGCTTAATATCAGCCAAAGTTCGACCGTCAATAGCTTGGTATGGCTTGCCGTTAATCTCACTTGGCGCAATCACCGTGAAGTCACTTAGCAAGTCAATACCGGGCCAAACGTCAACTTTGCGAGCCTTAGCACCCGCGTATTTCAAAAAATAATGTATGCCACCGTTAGCTGTCTTTTCGATATAGGTGTCGCTCGGCAGCGTGTGTCCTTGCTTAAATAGTTGTACCAGGCTATTACGACCGTTTTTAGTTGGCTCGTGCATATCAATATCAACAACCAATAAATCCGATAAATCTAGGCGCAAGCCTAAGTTATAAGTCGGGTGCTTTTTAAACCATGCAAAGATGGTGTTCTGGTCACTAGTTGCGGCTTGGTACCCGGCCACTCCTTTAGGTGGTTTCTTCGTGTTTTCAATTAGTGGGTAAACCGCATAGCCTTGCTGGGCCAGCTCAATTGCTTTATCGAGCGTTGCGAAATCTTTCATTTCTTATCACCGCCAAACGTATTAAGCTCATCAATATCTGTATAGTGATTTTCTGCATATTGTTTTATGACAGTGATTAGTCCACTCAATTTTTCGGAATAATCAATATTGTTACTAACGAAGTATTCATAGACAAAATCATCTAAAGCATCTATTGAAGTTACGAGTGATCCAGCCTCAAACGCTAGTTCATCTAAATCTTTAGTTTTCTTCATTACAAATTCCCTTCATATAACCGTGCTAACGTGTTAAAATAAGGGAAAGCATATTTTTGATTATTTCTTCGACCTACTGCCGTCCAAAGCAAAGTAGGCCTTTTTGTATGCTTTCCCATTAGACTTGACCTCACATTCCAAAATACCGACACGGATTCTTGACTAACTTAAATGACACGTTGCCAACAAACGACACAATCATAAATTTGATTACCCATAAGATTACTGTTGCTATCATGAAATCACCTCCTTAAAATTATTCTGCCCCCGCACGGTGCAATTAAACTTTATGTGCCTCCATGAACTTGTCTGCGTCCACTTGATCAATGCGTTTAGTACCATTGATAATTACAACTGGTAAGCCCTTGGCAATGAAATTTTTCTTCAAGGTATTACGTGATTTAATATTGAAATAATGCATGGCTTGAGAAATAGTTAAGTATCGTTTGTTATCATCTTTCATGAGCGCTCATTCCTTTTTTGTTTTTTGACAACAATACTTGTCATTTGTGAACAAAAACCAGTATATAGACAATCATGATGAGTGTCAACTAAAAAAGACAACTTTTGTTGTCATTTTTTGATTTTTATAGTCATAATGGTTATAATATTGGTAATTTAGATGAGGGAGGTTTATAAATGATTAGAAATAGATTAGCTGAATTGTTGGCTGAAAGAGACTTAAAAATTAGTCGAGTAGCTGCACAGCTACCGAATTTATCCCGAAACACAATTACAGCTACTGCATCAAATACTGGTAAAATGATACAGCTTGAAACAGTAGATACTTTGTGCCAATTTTTGCATATTGAACCAACAGATTTTTTTGAATATCTTCCATTCAATATTGATTTTGACATTAAAATCACTAAAAACGAAGCTCTCTTCACAGACGTGACTCGAGATACAGTTCATTTAAGGGATGAAGACATCAAATTTGATATCTATATCAAAGTAAATAACGTCAGTACCCAAAGCAAAATTTTTGGATATTTGGGCTCTAATGGTAACGGATCTGTTGGCACTGATATTCCTATTCTTTTAACAAGAGACGAGAATGAAAGTGCCGGCTTTGCAGATTTTTGGCACAAAAAAATTACGCCCGGTTTTCGTTCGATTGTGTGGGATCAATTGAAAAATAATTTAGCCCAAGCTATAAGCGAATCCTTAAACGAAAGATTAGCATACGAAGATGTCTCATTCTCATTATCGCCAAAAAATCTAATATTAGACACAGACTTCAAGTCTGATCTATTAAACGTTGATGATTTTGGCGAATTACCATTCTAATTTCATACATAACACTGCCCCCGCACGGTACGTTATGGAGGAAATTATAAATGGCAACAATCAAGAAGTATCAGGACAAGGACGGGAATACCCGTTATCAGTTTCAAGTTTATTTAGGCGTTGATCCACTAACGGGAAAAAAGAAAAATACCCGACGCCGTGGATTCAAGACAAAAAAAGAAGCCCAGATTGTATTATCAAGACTTGAACTTGATATTTACAATCATGGGCTACCAACTAAAAACGATAATACAATTTTTAAAGATATTTACCAGCTGTGGTTCACGCAATATAAACAAACGGTTAAGGAAAGCACTTGGGTAACGACTCAGCGGCTGTTCCGGCTTCATATTTTACCAATATTTAGTGATTACCGGATTGCTAAAATATCCATTAAGGATTGTCAAAAAGCCATAAATCAGTGGTTTAATGCTGGCTTAGTAAAGTATCATACTCTAATGAATTACGTTGCCAAGGTGCTTGATTATGCCATTAATATTGACTTGATCAGCGAAAATCCCGCTAAGCGCGTTATTGTGCCAGTAAATAAAAATGATCGTTCACGCAAAAATTTAGAAAATTACTTTGATAAGGCTGAATTACAACACTTCTTTGAGTGTCTGAATGATGATGATAATACACCGCAAGCCAGTGTATTCTTTCGTTTAGCGGCCTTTACTGGTATGAGAAAATCTGAAATGCTTTGCTTAGAATGGTCTGACATTGATTTTAGCAACCACACTATACGGGTTAATAAAACACAATCCCGTGGTGATGGTGCCCGTCTGCTAGTACAAGCGCCCAAGACAGCGCGTAGCAATCGGACAGTGTATTTAGATCCCACTACGATCAAAATATTGCAACACTGGCAAGTTGACCAAAAAGAATGGCTACTACGTTTCGGATTCAACATTAATCAGGGTAACCACTATGTGTTTGCTAATGAAAATAACGAGATGTTTCAACCATCTAAGCCACGTAAATGGCTTGAGCATACTCTAACTAAATATGACTTGAAGCATGTTACGGTTCACGCATTCCGCCACACTTATGCGACGCTTGCATTTGAAGCCCATGCTTCCATCAAGTCAGTACAAGACCAGTTAGGGCATTCAAGCTATCGCACAACTTTAGATATTTACACCGCAGTTACTGCCAAGCAAAAAAACGAAGCCACTGAAAAACTGGCTAATTACCTTAATTTTTAATATTTAGACTGCTAAATTTGACGCATTTTACTAAGTGTACCACGTTGTACCGGGTAATGAACCACGTTAGGGCACTTTTAAACGTTGTTATATCAACGATTGTCTGCGTGTACCACGTGTACCACGTTAAAACAAACATTTCCAGCTCCAGCAGGAAATTGGGTTAATTTAATGGTAGTCAGCCAAAAGGACAGCCAACTCAATTTCTTAATGGCCTGAACGCCTCATAATAGCTGGTATACAAGCATTTTTGGTGATATGGGGGTCGTTCCCAGTATACCCAATCAGAAGTACGGATAAAGCCACGCAGGTAAGTTCAAATTTACCTGCGTGGCTTTTTATGAATTGTCACACCCTTGCCAGTGCAATTTTATCTTTTTTCACTCAAAACGGTTTACGGACTTGATTAGGGGTTTATAATAGATAGTGTAGACTGTCTGTGAAGCCTTGTAAAATTGTCACTATTTTAAATTCAATCCAAAGGAGATAATGTTGTTGGTATACAAAGATGTTTTTGGTATCGATCACAATGATTGTCACATTGTTCAGACGCGGCACGAGTTTAACCGGATCTTCATTATCGAAAATGAAGTTGGCTCTCGCTTTACTTGCATCAAAGATGATGCCCCACTCGAAAAGAAGATGTCTGGGCACTGGAAGTATGCAAAAGCTAGCGACGCCCCTAAGAACTATGCCGTTCCTTATAAGGCCCAGAAAAACTAAACAACCGTTGAAAAGAGGATTACGATGCGGCGCTATCAACCGTTAACCAAATCAAATGGCCGGGTCCCCCACTCGCTCAATCATAACACCAACCCCTACTATGGTCAGCATGGTGCTGATTGGGTCAAAGACACGAATGCTTCGCTATTTAATGCCCAACATGAGCATCTCCAATCAAAGAGCCATGTTGAGCGACGCGTGCGGCACAACGTCCGTCAAGTGCTGTGGGTGGTCGTGGCGATTCTTGCCATGTTACTTGGTGGTTTTATCTTGTTCTCATTAGCGATCAATATTTAACACTAAAAAGAGTCATTCAGCTTATACAAGTTGAATGACTCTTTTTTACTAGCCTTTAATTTCCTTGGTATCCACTAAAACTTTGCTGACCATCCGAAGCTCATCAGTTAATTTAGAGGTTCGAATCCGGCCAAATTCGTCGAGGAACTTGCCAAGGCGTTCTTCGTTAACTTTTTCAATGACCCGTGCTAACTTCTCACCTTTGGCGGTTAACGTTAGATAACGGTACCGACGATCATAAGGATCGATGTTCAACACAATCAAGTCATTGTTGATCAAGTAGGTCAGTTTCCTTGAAATCGCTGAAGAAGAGACGTGGCGGTCAGCGGCTAGCTCTTTCACCGTAATCCGGTGATCAGTGCTATGGTCAAGATAGTAGAGAATCAAGAACTGTTCGAACGACACGTCCGCATCAGTCACCATCGTTTGAATAATCTCGCGAAGATGGCTTTCAAGCCATGACATGCCCACTAAGACTTTTTCGAACAATTCCGCATCGTCGTACTTGGCCTTCTTAGTATTAGTCTTCATCATTATTTAAAACCCCATTCATGCGTCACGTTCAAGGCATCATCAAAACCCCGTGATTACGCACGGACTTCTGCAGCTGGCATAACGGTGATTTCAAGATCACGTGTCATTTGTTTCTCAATCGCAGTCTGAACATCACGATCCGTTACAACTAAGCTCGACAACTTACTCTTTCCGTTGATAATATCTTGGACGTGTTGATTATCCAAATCATCAGCAGAGACGATTGGTAAGAGATGGAAATTATCATTCGTTGCTTGTAAGCATTGGTCGAACAATGGGGCGTTAACTCCCATAACCAACACACTGTTTTGTTGTTGTAAGACTGATGCCAACCACCAGTTCAATAATTGTGCTTCAGAATGGAAGACATTCGTGATGGCTTCTTCCTTGTTCACTAATTGAATTGATAATTCGTGGTTACTACCATATTGCTTGACCATTGCTAAAGAGTGGTCTGGACGATAGAAGTTTTCTAGTGTCACTTGTGAGTTATTCGTCCGGTCAAGGTACTGAGTGACTGACAAGAACCCGGCAGCATCGTACACATCCCGACGAGTTGCTAATGACCCATTGAAGTAAGTCATGTACCAAATGGCACCATTCTTACGGTACTTCAACGTCATAATTGGCTTACCGCCGTCATCGGCAATTGACACAATCTGCTTATCAGCATTGCGCTTATATTGCCATGCAGGATTATCAGGTAATTCTGGTTTAGTCTTCGCAACAGCACCCGGTACCTTTGCCTGAATCGTGTAGTACATGTTGTACAAGCCAGTTCGTTTATCAACTAAGCCAGCTGATTGGTAACTGTTCCAAATTTCTGGCAAGCTGTCATTATAGTTAACCGTAATAACATTAGCTTTATCCTTAACTTCACTCTTCAATAAGCCCATGATCATTTCCATCGAAGCCTTTTCATCACCAGACAATGATTGAATCAGATCGGTGCTGAACAAGAAGTACTTCGCAGACTGGTCAAATTCGACGGGCGATACTAAGTGAGTCGTCCCGTAATCCGATTTTAACTTGGCATCAATGCTTTCAATCTTTTGTTGGAGCCCCTTAACAATCGTGGCATTTTGATCATAATCATGTTGTAATCGATTGATTTTCTGATTAATCAAGTTGAGTGAACGTTCTTGTTCGTCTTGAGCACTCTTCTTCTTACGATCATAAGCAACTAACGCATCTTGAGCGGTATGTAAGTCTTTTTCCGCACTCGTAATCGCGTGTTCCTTCCGCGAACGTTCACGGGTTTCAGTCTGTTCACGCTTCTGGAGTTTCACGAGTTCACTGTTGATTGCGTCACTCTTTTGATACAGATCCTGTGCTTGCTTCTCCTGTTGCTTCATCAACACGAATAACTTCTTAAGATCCTGTTCGCCCTGAATTGCTTTACGCATATCAGCTTCATTTTGCTTCAAATCAGCTAATGATTGTTCAGACTGCGTAATCTTCTTTTCCAACGATTTGATGGTTTGATCGCTCTTAGCAAGAGCTTTCTTAGCATCATCATAACGTTTTTGAGCAGCATTGATGGTCTTGACCATTCCCTGCCGTTCGCTATCGTTCGTGTTAACGACTTTGTCCTGTTTAGACAGAGTAACCTTAGCGTCCTTTAACTGTTGTTCTAAGTTTAACTGTTCGGCAACTAAAGTTTCATACTGTTGCTTTTCGTGCTTACGGTCCTGAACCAATTGGACCTTAAGCTCCCCACGTAAAGTTTGGTATTGCTTGTTTAAGTCAGCCATTTCGCGTTCAATGGCCACACTGTTTTTGGCTGCTGTTTGGGTAGCACGCCGTTGGTTGACCCGGTTTTGGCCCTTAACTGGGGCACTAGTTGAAGCAGTCACGCTGCTACTAGTTGGCCGGACACCAGCAGATGACCGCACATTGGGGGTCGTACTACTTTGAGTCGCCTTTGGTTTTGGCTTTTGAGCAGCAACGGTTGAAGTCGCCGTTGCACGCTCAGAATGATTACGGTAATCCTCATTCTTATCTCTGCGCTTTTTATTGAACATCTTCATAATGCAACTCCTCCATAAACTTGATTGTTTGCTCAAAGAGTAGAAAGGTCATCGCTGACCTTTCTATCCGTTCAGCAAATAATCAAGCTATTCTAATTATTATGCTTCATGCTTCCGACGAGAAACGCCAAAGTATAGTGCTGAACCCATCAATAAGGTTGAAAGACCCAAGACAGCCAAGGCAGTCCCGTTTTCGTCTTCATCCGTTTGTGGTAACGTCTTTGCGTCTGAAGTCGTCTTAGTCGTAACTACTGGCTTCAATGAGGCTGATGCAGGAACAACCCCACTAGTCCCATTGTTAGTAGTAGCCGTCGTCGTTGGCGTTACTTCATCATCAGAAACCGTGGTTGCTGGTGCCGTTGAAGTAGTCGTCGTTGATGAACCGTTGTTTGATGATCCATTACCATTATCAACAGTATCGTCACTTGGCGTCGTAACAGGAGCAGTTGTAGTTGTACCAGTACCGCCACCGTTGACGTTGTCACCAGTGCCAGGTGCAGTCGTAGGTGCAGTTGTCGTCGTGCCACCACCGTTATTACCATTGTCGCCGGTACCAGGTGCGGTGGTAGGTGCAGTCGTTGAGCCGCCGTTATCATTCTTAGCATAAGTTAAGGTGATCGTCGCGTCATCAGCCACCGTACCACTCAAAGCACCATCAGCTGACTTGTAAGTGTAGCCAGCAATTGAAGGTGTTGCGACCGTGTAAGTGTCCCCAACTTTGTAAGCTGTGGTCGTCGCACTCTTGATCGTATTACCATCTGCGTCAACATAGTTAACTGTGATCGTCTTAGTCTGTTCAGTTGGAGTAGTGCCACCGTTCTTCGTGTAAACAAGGGTAACTGTGTTACCGTTGTAGGCAATCGTTCCGGCAATGGCATCACCAGTGGCATGGTCATAAGTGTAACCAGCAATTTCTGGTTGACCAACCGTGTAAGCTTGACCAACGATATATTCAGTTACGCTGGATGCTTTGATGGTGTTCCCATCAGCGTCAACATAATTGATCGTCAAGTTAGCTTTATTTTCAACTGGTGTCGTTGAATCCTTGGTGTAAGTTAAGGTAATCGTCTTATTACCATCAACCGTACCACTCAAAGCACCATCAGCTGACTTGTAAGTGTAACCATCGATCGTTGGCGTTTCAACCGTATAAGTTGAGCCGTTATCCAAAGTTTGGGTCGTAGCGGCCTTGATCGTCTTACCATCAGCATCAACGTAGTTTACCGTAACCGTTGATTGTTCAACTGGGGTGGCATTCTTAGTGTAAGTTAAGGTAATGGTCTTATTGCCATCAACCGTACCAGTCAAAGCGGCATCAGCTGACTTGTACGTGTAACCATCGATTGTTGGTGTATCAACGTTATAAGTTGAGCCATTATCCAAAGTTTGGGTCGTAGCAGCCTTGATCGTCTTACCAGATTCATCAACGTAGTTTACAGTAACATCGGATTGTTCAACAACTGGTGCATAAACAAAGGTTACTGTATTAGCACCAGCAACAAGCGTACCAGCAGCAACATTGCCGGATTGAACATCACCGTCACCAATCTTGTAGCCTACGTAGGTATAGCCATCAAGACTTGGAGCCGTCAATTTGTAAGTACCACCAGCACGGGTAAATGTTTTGTCAGTACCTTGAGTATATTTATTAGGCGTAGCCAACGTTGTCCCATCAGCAGTCTGATAGTTAGCAACAATACCAGTATTTTCGGCGTAGACCAATACAATTTCATTATTAGTAGCAACCGAATCGACTGTACCAGTTAAGCCATCGTCACCAGGTTTAACGTTATCGCTTGCGCCATAAAGGGCATAGCCATCAATTGTTGCTGGATTAATAGTGAAAGTTGTTCCAACTTTGCCACTCTTAATTACGCCGCCATCAATCTTAGTATACTTAGGGGTACCATCAGCATTAACGCCGGTGATTACAACGTATGCCACCGAAACATCCTGTGCATCTTCAGCTGGTGTGGTAGTCGTTACATCAGTAGTTGTCTGCGCAGTGTAATCCCATCCATTCTGATACAGGTCTGTATTTCCAGCCGCTTCAATATGAACTTTATCATCAGCATTTGGAATATCGTTAATTGATAAATAATCACTATTTGAATTAGTATCATTAGTAGCTGTATATTCATAGTTAAACGTTAACGTGGTCGCGTTAATAACGTCCTTAACTGGAACTACGATTGTGCTACCAGTACCAATAGTCACTGGGGTGTTCTGATCGATTTGATATGAAACAGCCTTCCAAGTTCCGTTAGCCGTTTCAGAACTACCTGCAGGAGCAATTGAGAATTGGCCGTTTGTTCGACCCGTATTCCAGTCAATTTTTGAGTTCTTGGTAAGCACGACCTGCATGTCGTATTTTTGTCCCTTGACGGTCTTGGCAACCGTTGTGCCGTCGACTTTCACGTTGTTGGCGTTAATATCATGGCTGGCAGCTAATGACCCATTACCAGTAGCAACTGTTGAAGTTGCTTCAGAAGTTGAACCACTAGCAGCTTCAGAAGTTGTTAAAGTTGCTTCACTAGTAACCTTTGGCGTTGCACTAGAGGTCGGTGCAGTAACTGTTGGCGTTTCCTGTTGAACAGTCGCGGTTGTATCAGCACTAGCGGCTCGTGACTGAATCTTAGCAGAAGTTGCAACAGCGGTTTGCGTTGTATCATTTTGACTAGCAACAGAACTGGCAGCACTTGTTGTTGAAGTAGCACTCTGTGTTGCAGCAGAAACTGTTGAAGTTGATTGACTAGTCGTAGAAGTTGCTTGGCTAGTCGAAGATGCAGAACTGGCATCCGAAGTAGCCGCTTGACTAGTTGCTGATGAACTGGCTCCACTAGTAACTTGTTCCGTTTTAGTTTCATTTGCTGGTGTTGTATCAGCAGATGCATTGACGTTGGCAAATACTAGGCCGGCAGCTAAAGCTAACGTAGTTGCACCAGCGTAGACCCAGCGTTTACCGTCTTTATACATCTTTACCCGATAAATTGAATCACCGGTCACTTTTTGATTATCTTTTGACATATGGATTCCTCCCCAAGCACTCACGATTTTTTTGGTCTCATGTAAAATGATGGGTGACAAATCGCTTGCCAGCCCATCATCTTAGTCACGCGTCTATCGTATTGTGCTTATTACACCATAAATGGTTTTGTTGGCATTTCAGTTTTAAATAACGTATTAGCCCTTAATGGCTTTGATTACGTTCAAGATAAAACTGTGTAAGCCACCAAAGATGTCATTTGAAACACTTGATGAATACGATGATGTGTGTGTTCCTGGTAAAATATGAAAATCATTGAAAAAGCTCATGATCTATTCCCCTTTTAATTGGTTAATTAATTAGCCTTTAATAGCTGCAATTACGTTCAGTACGAATTGATAAAAAGTACCCAATGGTTGGTTGCTTACATAACTCGTATGCGTTGCAGTATGTGTACCTGGTAAGAAATGCAAATCAGAAAAGAAACTCATAATACATATCCTCCTCTATTATCTAGATAATATCAAGTCATTAATCAATTAATTGATTAATATATCTGTTCGATCGATTAGCCCTTGATTGCTTTGATCAAGTTTAAGATGAAACTGTGGAAGCCACCAAAGATGTCATTCGAAACACTTGATGAATATGATGATGTATGGGTA